CATACAGAGATGGATTCTTGCCTGTTTCTAGTTTCGTTTCATACCAATCTTCAGCAACTTCTCGATCATCAAATTCTTGTTCTTTTCGCTCTGAATCAAAAGTCCAAGTGAGAATATACTTTACAACCCTATTGTTTTTAACTTTCGTCATAATTTGCTTCAAGAGTATCAGTATGAACTACATCCTTCATTAGTTTTTGAAAGTTTCTTCGCCATTCTTGTTCATAATACAGAATGTGTTTTGCTTATGTATTTCAGCATTAGCAACCAGTAAATCATCTTTCAAATCGTCTATCTTTCCTTGAAGACGTTTAATTTTTGCTTCGTGTTTTTTATCGTCGTTCATACCTAATTATATCAGTGTTCCTTAATACCAAAGATCATCATCACTAGCTTTATAGATGATATAGCATACTGCAAATGTTGCCAGAGATGCTAAAACTATTATTGCTATCCACATAATGATTATAGCCATACTCATAATTTAATAGTTCATTTTTGGTTGAGGGTCGTTTGTCCAAACAACTTCTTTTCTCTTTTTCTTAGGCTGCATCAACTTATCGATGATTGCCAAAGCTTCTTCTTTAGAATTAAACCAACTTTTATAATTAGCAACATCGTCAATGCCAAATATAAAGGAGTTATTAAGTATGTCAAACCAGAAGCAGAGAACCTTTCTCTCTACATGATAGATCTCTTTGCTATCAACTCCTAACCTCCTTTTAATTATTCGATACGTTGCCATAATTTTAGTCTTTGTCACTATAAGCCTCAGCTAGTTTCTTTGCCGCAAGAGCATACACCTCAAAGAAAGTTTCACGATCTTCTAGTGATAGATCTAACACTCGCTCACCTACAGTCTCTAAGAATGTGTCTTCTTCTTTAGTGCTATAGGTAAGATCAGCAATCACTATAATATTCTCTTTGCCTTCAAAGCAGTTCTTGTGAATGCTACACATATTTTTTCTGACATAATCTCCATCATTCTCCCACCCAAGAACATCAATATATTCTTGCAATTTACCGTATTTACCATTAGGAAAGTACTTAACAATAACCAGTCTATTGTCTACATCCTCTGGAGGTTTACCAATATAGGTCGGAGGTTGTGCGCCAATGTTGTCAATTCTGATCTTCATGATGTGTTTTATATTTTAGTTTTTTATTAATAGATGGTAGCCACGGTCGGGGTCGAACCGACAAGCCGATTAGGGCAACGGATTTTAAGTCCGCAGTGTTTACCAATTTCACCACGTGGCCATTTATTATTGTTTATTCATCCAATCAATTACATCATGCAAACCTTCAGATTTATTACCATCTCCATAACTGCAGAAATGTTTTCCTGTGGTTTTTTTACCATGCCAAGGATGTTGATCGGTTTTGGTGTTTTGCCAAGTATAGATTTGACCATAAGGTTCATTGTCTTTAGAAACATTGATGAATGTTTTGTTGTTTGAACCTTTCAAACGCTTGCTGTAAGTGAGTCGCATGTCAGTATGTTAATCTAGTTTCTAATTAATGCAATAGAATTTTTTATAAACAATTTTCTCTAAACCAAAGTTATTAAGATTTGGAAGTATTGAATTTCTAATAAAGTTTCTTCTGTATTTGGTATCATTGTTTGTAGGATCTTCTACAACAAATTCCCAAAGGTTATTATTATCAATGTAGTCTTTTATATTCGACTTTTTTGTTTTCAAAAAAGGACGAATCATTTTATGATTATTATTATGAAATTTAGTTGCGATTGGAATGGGTGTGTATTCTGGACAACCTTTTAATGTATTCATCAAATATGATTCAACAGCATCATTGAGATGATGACACACAATAATATCTTTGTTTAGACTAGAAAAAAATTTAAGTCTTTCTTTTCTAAGATGATCTTCAATTCCATGTTTGACATTATCATTAAAGTTAGTTCTTTTACCCAAGACTAATTTGATATTATGTTGCGAGCAAAATCTTTCAACAACTCTCTGCATTTTTGCATTTGTTGATTGGAAGTTATGATTGAAGTGACAGGCAGATACTTTATCTTTGTATAACCTTGATAGCAAGTGTAAACATGCTATAGAATCAATTCCTCCACTTACAGCAACACAAAAATCTTCTTTAGGAATTAATGATCTATCAAGTCTAATCATATCAATACATGTTTCCGCTGAACATGTTGCCTTTGGATACATATGTTCCATCAACCTTAGTCAATGTATTACTATTTCCATAAAGACTACGAGAAACAATAACACCTCGACTTGAAGGTTTCTTAAACGATTCTGATCTCCAACTGCTTTTGATTACTTTGATAGGTGCTTTGAATTTGTTTGACATGGCTTTATAATATCTTAGTTTTTTATTAGTTTCCAACCACATTTAGTCTGTAGTTGTCTTCCTTGTTTTAAATGATTGAATGCACCTATAGATAATCCTGTTTTTTTAGACATATCTGTCAAAGATAATTCCAATGTTTCTAAAGTATACACATTAAACCATTTAATTTTATTGAGTTCGTTTTTTGTTAAACTCATTTTATTTTTAGAATCTTCTTTGTGTGTATAAGATGGTCTGACATATCCTTTTTGTTTTTTTATCTGCCAACTTTTTTTAGCCCAAGCACTCCTATTTTCTGTTGTAGCTTTTACCATGTTATTTAAATTTTTATTATTATGCCAATATGTTTTTAAAGATTTTGATATTTTTAATTTAGTTTCTTCTGATGGTATACCACCATTACCACCCTCTGTTAGATTATAACCATTAGGAGAAATAGTATTGTGGTTATTTATATAATAAATTTCTTTATCGCAACACTCTTTAATTGAATTACAAGTTTCTAAAACTTCCCAATCAAAGTTATCAATACCATACTTACGTATTGCTTGTTTAAAAAGATAAAAATAATGTTTATTAGAAGGTGAATTTGCTTTACATAAATGCGCTTTCTTTCTTTCTTCTAAAGTTTTTGTAGTATATCCTATATACTGTTTTCCATTAATTTTATTAGTAACCATATATACAATCATGCTATATTATTTAGCACAAAAATATAAAAAATAATATAGAGGTTGTTTATTTTAAACATCTGATTGTTATAATCTAGTTTTTATTTGATAACAATCACCTCCCTTGCTTGGCATATTTTTTCTTGTAATTTTTTGAATTCTTCAAACGGGAAGATTTCGTTTTGGCATGAATTCCTTTTCTCTTAATTCTGTTGTCGTTTTTTGTTGTTTTAGTTTTCATAAAGTTATTATATCATTAAAGTTTTAATATGCAAATGTTTTTTATTATAAAGGTGGAGCCGATTGTCAGATTCGAACCAACGACCTACTCATTACAAATGAGTTGCACTACCACTGTGCTAAATCGGCTAAAAATGGCTCCAAAGGTTGGGATCGAACCAACGACCTAGAAGTTAACAGCTTCCCGCTCGTTCCACTGAGCTACTTTGGAGTTAAAAATACTTTCTATTGCTGAAGAAGCTTTGGTCTTAAAGACACCACTCGTTTATCCTTCTGTCACTTTTCTGCTAGTAGAGGCTCGTCGGAGATTTCCAATCTGCTTTCCCAACATACTTCGGGCGATAAAGACCACAATAGAAAAAAGAAATTATATATCATCTATTACTTGTAATGGAAAATATCCAGATTTATGATTAAAATTTGGATACATTTTTACCATTATTCTTGTAATTGGCAGTCCGTCTGTTTTTATTTTACCCTTTTCACCATATATTTTTAAATGTTTGTGACAAACTAATAAATCTCTTTTAAAATCACTTAATTTGACCATCTGACCATTTTCAAACTTTACAATTTTTTGACCATCGAGAATTTCACCATACATTTTGTCGTCATATTGATGTATTTCATTAAACTCTGTATTGAATATATACCCATCCCCTGGAATAATAGTGTATATATCATTCTTTTGCATGTTTTCTAGCAGTTTTAATGTCTCATATTGAGACATTTTTTCTTCTAACAGTGGGATAATGTTGGCTGTTCCGTTTGAATTTGTAGTGTAATAATACATTGAGATATTTTTAGGTAAATTCAGATATTTAACATAATTCAAAGCTCTATTTTTATCTATTTTATTTTTATTTTTTGCTATATCTTCAAAGTTTAAGTTTTTAAGATATTCATATTCATGAATAAAACTTATTTTTCTAGCTTTAATATCCATATAACTATTCAAAAGTTTAGGAATATCTGTATTGTAAAATGTATGCATTTTTTCATTTCCTACTATTTTATAAAGATCATGTATACTGCTGTGTTTAATATTACTAACATCTACACTGTATTCATATTCACCAGATCTTGTTTTTGGATATAAAAAAATAAAACGTTCTCCGTGCTCATCATCTACTTCTTCTATATAAATTAATTTGTTTATTTTAGATTCAATATTTTTTAATTTTATATTAATAGTTTTTAATATATTATTTATGCGCTCATCTAAATATTTTTTTCTTTTTTTATATTCTTCGATTTTATTGTCGTCTAAATCATAATCATCTTCTCTAAAATCATCTATTCCGATTAATATAGCCGTTGGTTTTTTATTTAAATGTTGTAATACTATACCTTCATTTGAATTATATTCTTTGGTCTTATATTTTATAGATTTATTATCATACATTAAAGTTATTCCATAACCAGTGAATGATTGATTTGGTAATCTTGAATCTATGCTCACATTGGTTCCTCTGCGCAACCCATTTTTTAAAATAAATTCTAAGTCATCTTCATTACGTAATGTATGTATGATACCATCAATCATTGTTTTTATTTAATAAAGCACAATAGAAAAACATAGAAAATGATTTGCCCATAGCATTTCGGCCTACGACTCATCAAGGGCTGTGACTATCTAGGGAACCGCTCCTAGCAACGTCATACTTTATCGCGCATGAATACGAATTGCGAGGGGAAGGAATTTAACCTTCACTCTAGACTATGGGCCTAGCGATCTCCGTATGATCCCTCTCGCAAAGTGTTTTCCCCACTACCGAATAATTAACCAAGCGGAGCTTTGATCAATTTGAAGAAACACAGTGACTATTTCATCTTGGTAGCGACTCCAAGCCTACTTTAATTTATGTCGGATTACGTTTGTCATCATCGGGTTGCTAACCCGCTCTCTGTCAACTCGCTCATTGTAGTGTCTTTGCCTACAATGGCAGGGAAAAAATGATGGGGTTATTCTCATATCATTATTAAAACCGTGCGCTGTTTAGTATGCATCCATCAAGCGTAGAGGGTATGAGGAGAATAAAGTCGCTAAACTCTGCCCCATTGAAAATTATTAACTGTTTTATGAAAACAGCCACTGCCAATCTTCTGGCATGTCAGAAATATTTAAAACTTTAGCTTTTATTTTAGTTATTTTATTTGTAATTGCTTTTTGAAGTCTGTGATGCCCATCTAAAATTGACTGCTTTCCGTTGTTTTTATTTAAAATTAAAATTGGATAGTCAAGATTAGCTTTTTGAATATTAGCTAATGTTTCGGGATCAGTTTTAGTTTGGTGAAGAGCTAAAGGCTTAAGACTATCAACATTTATTTCTGATATAGGCATATCCTTAGAAAAAGCAAACAAATCACTAATAGTTACTTTAACTAATTTACCGTCATTTGTTGTATCTTCCCAACTAGTCTCTTGCCAATTATCACCGTGCATGCTTTCAATAATCTTACTATATGCTTCACTAAGTAAAATTTGATCTCTGTGTTTCATTATTATATTTATTAGATTGGTGCGGGATATCAGAGTTGAACTGATCTCTCAAGTTTGGAAAACTCACATATTAGCCGATATACGAATCCCGCGAAAATGGTGGGCAGAGTTGGATTCGAACCAACGTACTCGAATGAGAACAGATTTACAGTCTGTCGCCTTTAACCACTCGGCCATCTACCCAATAATAAAATTGGTGGACGCGAGGAGCATCACACTATGGTTTTCACCACCAGATTTCTCTGTTTGTGCGCTGGACTATGCCTTTACCTTAGTATTTTTACTTTAGGTAGGTGATTATAGTCTCTACACCTTCTCATTATCTGAGCTTGGCTCGGCATTGGGACGGATATTATTCCAGACCGTTCACCGAATTTACACCTTACTAACTATTCGTTTCCAAATAGCAGACCCTCATTAAGTTGAACTCCTGTCCTCTATCAACTTACATTAACCTTCAAACATGCTTATATTGTCTCGTTAAGGTGAGACTTTCCTGTTAGGGACGACCGATTTCTCTGCCATCCTCCACCAATGTATTAGACAGAATACATACTGTTTTATTACCTGTTTTGTATCCAAGAGCAGAGCAGGTTTATCTCTTGGCGTATTTGCTTAGGCAGCTAAAGCAAGTTCGCCTTGTGGGGCGAAAACGCGATTAGCAATACCACGCACAGCGTTAACAATTCTGTTGCCGTTTATGTTTTTTTGATCAGCTTTTTAAGAGGCCAACTGATCAACCTCTACATGCTAGTTGAATGCTTATCAATACAGTCGAAACCAGAACGCGCCCGATAAAATTGGTTGCGGGTTTCGGAATTGCACCGAAACTACTTCTGCTTATGAGACAGATCCAGCACTACTACTGGTTGACCCGCGATTGAAAATTATGCCGACTAGAAAGGCGACTATAATATGTTCCCTTACTCACCCGCATACGCAGTTCTGCAAGTCATTTATATTATAGTACAGGGCATGAAGCCCTTTAACCTTAATAGCGGCAAATTGGTACTTGCATGGAGAATCGAACTCCAATTGTACGGATGAAAACCGTAAGTCCTAACCGTTAGACGATGCAAGCTATAAAACTTAAATTTTTTCTGTCAAAGAACTTTGATTATTGATTCGCTTTCGAATCAACCATCAAGACAATCGATTCGATTGAAGTGATGCAAGAATCATAACATATTTATCTTACATGTCAAATTAAATTTTGTCTTTCCATAATAAATACAAAGGCCAAATTAAAAAAAAGAATCCCCATAAAGTCTCATCCATTTTTTTATGATACAAAGAATAAAACAAACCGATTGTGTGAATGACACACATAGCTTTTAAATAAAATGTAACAGCGTCCATGGTTATTTTCCTTTATAGACATAAAAGTCTCCATCAAAAAACCAAACTTTTCTATTTCCAACTTGTTCAAGGATGCATTCACAATTTGCACAAGGTTTTGAAATTGCTGGTTTATCATTGTTGTCGATCCTAACATTAACAAATGTTATATCACTACAATCTTCAACTCCTAATTTAATTAAACAGGAAATTTCAGAATGGATACCTGCTGTATAATTTGAATTAAGATCTTTTGTTGGTTCATACACACCAAATTTATGATGAGGATGAAGCTTATTGTAATTATTATATCCAATGGCAAGCATTTTATTTCCTTTAAAAGCAAACGTGGTGTGAAAACACTTACCAGTTTGTTTTGTAGGTTTTAATGCTCTTGTAATTTCTTCTAATCTTTTGAAATTAATAGCCATTGGGTATTAACTTATAAACATCAAATACCGTGTTGGATGTGTTTCCAGATGTTTCTTTAATCAAATCACACTCACCATATACTTGTACAAGATTTTTAATTCTTTCTTCAAGAATATGTGCGTTGATTTTTTTATCAGAATTTAATTTGCAATGATGAATTGACAAATAACAAGTATCATCATACTCCACCAATTCTGTCAAAGGATGCAAACATTCATAGTCTGATACAAAATCTTTGATGATGTTGTTGATTTCTTCTGGTGTGATTTTCATTATAGTGCTGTATATTCTTCAGTAAATTCAATTCTGACATTTTCCCTTGGAACGTCTTTGAAATAATTCAAAGCTCTAGCTTCAACAGAACGAAACCTATCAAAGATTAATTCACGAGTTGCAGGAACTTTAGGAAGAGTGAATCCTTTCTCAGACAATGCGCGATTAAGAGCGATTTTCATTGCTGTTTCTTTGTCATAATTGTCATGTGGACTGCACAAAGAATAACCATAATAAACTTGATCGTTTTCTTTTACAGCTACCACAACACCACGTGGGTTGTACTTATCATCTCTGATATATTCTTTAATCATTGTTTGCATAAATTCAGTATATAATAGTTTTTTATTAGTTGAGTTAGGGAGTGAGAAGCAATAATCCGACTGTTCTCACTCCCTATCATCATCATTCACAAAATAACAAGAGTCACGCCATCGATTTCGTCCCAGTATTCATTGAGTTCTTGAAGAGCATCCAACACTTCTTGTTTTGATGGATATTCTGGAGAGAAACTATTTTGAATTTGTCTGACACTAACATCATCATATCCTTCATCGCGTTTGTTGTTGAGATATTTTTCAACTCTCTCCACAAAAGCTGTGCGTTCTTTTGCAAAGTTTGGCACGAGATTATCATTACCTTCTCCATCAGTCACCGAAGATTCGATTTCATATTCATAATCAGAAACGACCTCGTATGCTGATACTCGACACTTTTGGCAATTGTAATCAGTTGGAACGCTAACAACATCTTTAGGGTTGACTTTGACTACGACTACTCTCTGTCCGAAAGAACGAGCATAATCAAGAGAACCAACATGCAAACCGAAACTACAATGATTGTTTCTATTGTCATCTACATTGCGGCGTTTGACTTCAATCTTGGAACCAACACCGTTGAAAATCTTACCGTCTGTTGTTGTAATACCTTGAACAACGACAGTTTTAGGATTACCATGAATGCTGTAATAATGTTCTGATACACCTTTGTATGCAAGAAAGCAACCATCATCTGTAATTGGAAGTTCTTTGTATTCAAGAAACTCCATAAGCTCATCAACAGAACTTGAGGCAGGATTATCTTCAAGATTATTCCAGAATTTAGTGAAATGTTCAAGAGGAAGATCATCACGAACAATGCTTTCTACCTTTTGAGATAGTGCTGGAGGCAATGCTTCTCCGTTGTAATAAACTTGATCTTCAATGATTTCAAATCCTTCTACTTTATCAATAGATTCAAGAGTGAAATCAATTGGATACAAAATTTCATTGATAGCATCTTCTTGCTCATCACTTGGAAGAGTGAAAGATTTAATGATTTTTGGATATTTACGATCTGTCTTTTCAACACGAACTGAACCATTGTTGATAAACAAAATAATTGCGGATTGGTTGATGATGTATGTCATAGTATTATTATAGTTTGTTTGTTTGTTTTGTCAATGAGATTGTATTTTAGTTTTTTATTAATCTTTTATCAGAAGGAGTTTACGAAGATCGCGTCTATCCAATGGTGATCCATATCGAGACACACTGTTGTAAATACGACTTCTGGTAGAATTTTCTGCTCTAATGTTTGTCATGATCTTTTTGATCTTTTCAATTTTATCTGGATACCTTTTGAGATGTTTAAGAACAGTTGGGTTGATATTAATTGCATTGCATGTGCATGTCAAATCATATTCAATGCTTCTTTGTTTTTTCTGAAATTCTTCAAGATTTTTAAGTCTGGTGTGTGCGTTTTTGTATTCAGTGGAATCTGGATGCAACCAACCCAAATCATGAAGTTGATCTACCATTTTTTTACTTTTGCTTGATACACAGTAAGGATCATTGTTTGTGTACTCATTATTATGATAAATTGTACGATGAAAAAGGTGATTAATACAATCAATTGTTTCGTGCCAATTTGAATCAGAGATTTCTCCAAACTTATTGTCTACATATTCTTCAAACTCTTCACTGGTAAAAGAACCAAGTTTATTGTAACGACTGAATACGTTATATTTCATCAAAGTTTTATTTTTCTCAAGCTTTGGAAGCTTCATCTTTTTAACATCAATGATCTCAATGTCTGAAGTGTCAACATTACAAGAGTTTGAATCGAGCGGTGATTCATCTTGAATATAAACAAAACCGTGGTAATTTGCAAAACCTGCAAGATGTTTTGCTAGACGCAACTTCCAATTTTTTAAATTTTTAATATTTGGAAGTTTATAAATTGGAAGCTTACCATTAGAGTATTCAAGATTATTTAAATATGCAACTTCATATGCTTTTATACTCATTAATGCCGCATGGGTTTCTGGAATATATTCAGACATGGCATAAGTAAACCAATCATCCTCGAAATACTTTGAAGTTTTGCTTTTGACATATTCACCCAGAGGTTTAGGAACAATTTTACTGATTTGTTCATTCTTAAAAGTTTCGATATGTGACACAATATCGTTGATAACTTTTTGATTGTTTGGTGTATCTTCTATGCTTTCTCTTGAAATTGGAATGCTGAGTTTTCCAATTGGAACATCGACAACATATATGTTTTCATTATTAAAAGTGCAGAATCGAATGGGAATCTTTTTATATACCACACCTCCCATACGAATATAAATGTGATTATAATCATAATCTTGATGAGATTTTTTATATTGATGCATTCCATATTCTCCCAGTTTGACAGAATGAATCGGTGAATCTGGAACTACAGTTTCAGAGTTATCAGAAAGAAACTCAATCTTTGTATCATGGTGTAGATTTTTAACAAATTTGGAAGTTGTATTCCTAAATGAATATGAATCACTGTCTGATACTTCAAAAGAAATTTCAATTCCACTTTCGTTTGTAGGTTCTTCAGAGATCTTAAAAATCTCTCCGATTGGAACACCTTTGTCTCCTCCACCAAGAACGCATGCATACACACTACAAACACCGTTGTAATAAGAGTTGATGTAAAATGTATCGGTATATGAATGTGCCGCTTTTGAACCAATACCAAAACCACCTACATATTCATTGGAATGGTTTTTGGTGCTTTCGAAATACATTCCAAAAATGTTACGAACACCATGTTCATCCAAACCTTTAGCGTAATCTCTAACGCTCCAAGTTTTGGTATTTTTTACTGTTTTGATTGCAACAACAACTGGACGATCAATCTCGTACTTTTTGTGTTCATCAACAGCATTGCAAATATATTCGCGAACGCATGCAAGAATTTTATCATTGTAAATCTTGTCACGCAGGAAGTATGCGGCAATGTCCATGCCTTTGGCAGACATTCCCATGGTGCTTTTTTGAAGCGAGTCTGATGCGATTGTTGGTGATGTTGTAATTCCAATTTTCATAGTTTGTGTTTGATGATGGCACTAGTTTAATCTAGTTTCTTATTAATATGATTTGAAATTTTCAGATAATATTTTGACGATAGATTTGTCTTTTGCTTTAAGTTCAACTTCCCAAATACAATCAAGGTTATTTGAAACCACGTTTGGAATGTGAGAAGCATAATCAGTGTGTGATTTGGTGTTGTTGATACCTTCACTCCAATGCATTACAGGAGTATATGATTTCCATGTGTTTTTAAAATCATTCATATAACAACGATTAGATGGGTTTATTGCATCATGGAGATTGTCAAACACGCAAGGCAACAAGCTACCAAACACATTGAAAACATTTTCTGAATTCCAATAACCATTGTCTTCATTCTCAACAACTAATCGTTTTTGAACACCAACGTCACAACGAGAAAGATTACTCATGAATCTCTGACAGTATTGTTCAATTGTTTCAACTTCTAAGTTTGGATTTTTACTCACATGCAAACACATGGGAGTGTTGTGATCTTGAGAACACCCCATCAAATCAAGAACATAAGATTGGTGATTAAGTTCACAAATAGATTTATCAACAACAGCATCAGTATATGATGATAGCACATTAAATTGATCTGGATGAGAAGATATAGTAATGCCGATTTTTCTAGCGTGATCACCAGCAAGCAATAGCATATTTTTAATTTGCTCAAAATCTGGTAGATCATTGTAATTTAAATCGAGAGTGCTGTCTGTAATTAAAGGAAATAGATTGGATGATACACGATAATGTGATATACCAACAGAAGCACAATGAACAATAATTTGCGCTGTGATTTTAGAATTATGAAGGATGCGAGATGATAATTCTTTGATAGCAATGTGTCTTTGCATACTGACAAATTGCTTTCGTGTCATGGTCTTGAATGCGGTTTTTTTATTTTTATCTTTCAGCAATTCGCTGATGCATACAAGTCCAAGTTTTGGTGTTGCTGTCATGCAACTATGGTAATTTAGTTTTTTATAAATAAAAAAAGCGGGTGTCTAGTTAATAGACACCCGCTTATTAATAACTATCAGAGAGCAATCAGACGATTGTTTCTGAGTTCGCAAGCAAAGTCACGAGTATCAACATTGACCCAGCTGTGGGTGTGTTGATTCTTGCGTTCAAGAACCAATGTTTCTCCTCCAAGCATCATAAAAGATCCATCTGGATTTTGAATGAACTTAGCTGAAAAAATCTTAGGATTCTTTCGTTGGTTGCGATTACGGAGCCATTGCTTGTTTTTTCTTGTCATGTTTGTGTCGGTATTACTCATATTATTATGTCGGTTGTTTGTTGTTTGTTGTTTATTCTGGATCTTGTCCATTTGGTCCATTTTCTAGGAAGTGTTCAACTTCAAGAACACACACCAAAGAGTCTATCTGTTTTTTCAAATTTGTCAATAGCTTTTGTTTTTTTACAACTGATTCGTAGCAAGCTACTTCCATATTCATCACATCATTAAATTGCTGTTCTGTAATTTTTATTTGCTCGTCGATTTCTTCTTCGGTCATGTCGTACTTCATTGTATGTTAGTTTTTTATTAATTTATTTTAACAACTTAATTATTATTTTTTGCTTTTTTTATTATATCATCAATGCCTTGAATGATTTCGACAACATCAGAATTCTCAAATACCAAAAGTTTTGGAACTCCTTTGATTTGATGTTTTTTAAAGAACTCAAAGTCTTCTTCAAATTCTACAGTTTCCAATTCGATGTTATCTTTTTTTAATTTACTTTTCAACATGTGACATGGGCCACATGTTTTTGATGTTGCTAAAACAAGTTTCATTTAATCTATGATATTAAAAATAAATGATATGTCAATCTTTTTTCCAAGTATAAAAAATCTGCCAATCTTCACTCACTGCAAAATGAACTTCATCATCCCAATCCCATTCATGATCATAAATTCCAGTGTCCTTATCGTATTCATCTTTCACACACTCTGGTAGATTTAAAAATGGGGTATCTTCATCGTAATAACAATATTTTGCGATATACTCGTTCAATTGTTGATAATCATCATAGTATTCTGTATCTTCTGGATCACCGATATGTCTTTCAAGAATAGATTCTACAGATTCTTGATATTCATCGAGTTGTAAAACAGCATAATAGTCTGAATAGCACCCGCCACCTTCATAACCATAAGCGGCAATAATGACTTTATCGTCATCTAAAACTTTTTTTGCCATTGCGAGACGGAGAGTATTATCACCCTCGTCAAAATTGCGGGTTTTTTCTCTTACTGCTAAAAATTGTATGTTCATATATTGATTGTATGTTAGTTTTTAATTAGTTAAATCTCAACACATCACGTTGCATCATTATAGCATTTGCCTCTAAACGATACCTTTCAGCAGTCTCTCTCGCTTCATCGCGTTCACGTAATGCTTCTACTCTTTCTACCTTGGCTTGTATCCATGCTTCTTGAGTAATTTTCAAATCGCTTAATGCTTCATCGCGTTGCTCCTGCATACGATGTTCACGTAGCACGGCAGTTTCATAATTGTCAACTGCTTCGTTGCGCTGACGCTCTGCGGCATGAAGCTCTGCAAGGCGGTCGGTTGCCGACATGTCGAAAACGTCTCGACTATCCCGCTTGAGAATTGCGGCGACAATTGAAGCGAGATTGTGACTTGTCTCGTTGCGTTGCTCTGTCACGGCGGCGAGTTCGCGTTCGAGATTTTCTCGCTCAGTTGTTTCTTCGGCGAGTGCTTTCGCTAAGTCGCCAATCATCTCAGGTAGGTTCTCCGCTGTGTGCGTTGGAATGTAGCCGACTGGCATGGCTGACAAGCATTGCTTCAATAGGTTTTGCGCCTCAGCAAGGTTGCGTTCTAATTTGCAACCTTCTCGATAACATTGATCGAGTTGCCAATTCATCCTTGGGGTTGTGGATGTGGGTTGATTGAATGCTGAATCCATTCGTGGAGTATCACTCATCACTCTCTCCTTCCCATTTTCCAATAACTTTTAGATATACTACTGCGCATGCACGGATATATTTCTTAAACTGATTGTCAGTTAAATTATCTTCAGCTTCAACCAATACATTTGCAAGATTAAACAGCAGTCCATTCTGTGGGTGTTTTATCCATCTCCTACTAGAGTCCCAATCTTTAGCTTCCTCTGGATTACAATCCCAGCCGCAATGTTCAGCAATAATTATTTTCAGTTGTTCGTCAGTCATAATTTATGGATAGTATGAACCGTGTTCTGATTTTGGCCAGACAACCTCTGGACCTTTTCTGTTAATTTTTAGAACTTCTTCAATCTCTTGATAAACTTCGAGAGCCTCTTCAAAGGTATCCCAACTCAACCCCCTGCCATAAAACTCAGAATCGATATCATACGGTACAATATCGTGCCACCCGAATAACCATTTTCTTTGAATGTAATACTTCGCTTTAGCTAGGCGAGAGTTTCTATGACGAGATTCCTTTACGATTCTGAATTTTGGCATATGTTTTGTTTATTGTATCAAGACTCTTTTTTCTTACGAGCGGGTTTTTTCTTTGCTGGTTCTGTGGATGTTTTAGATTTACGAGCGGCTTTTTTCTTTGCTGGTTCTTCGGGCGTTTTAGCTTTACGAGTACGCTTAGGCTTACTTGTTTTATTTTCCATCTTCTCTTCTTTATAAGTCACATCATAGTCGATGATGCTATCGGCTTCACATCCCTCCGAGTAATCTTTAGGATTGTAAAAATAACAAACAAACGCTCTTATTGCAACAAACAGTATTGAAAAAATAACTGATGTCCATATGCCGATTTCGATTATATTAGTTAATGTATTCATATTTTTTGTAATTAGATTTCGTCTTTTAGTCTACCACTTTGTTTCATCCAAATCATAAGATCAATTTGCGCCACACTCATATGTGGGAAATTATGTTTTGCAAGAAACAAAAATTGTTTTTCTAGTTGTTGATAAAGTTTTTGATTTTGAGGTGTACTTTCTGGAGCGTCATCGACACCGTTATCACGCATCCAAGCAAGAATATGAGTATCAAGTACGGCACACTCACAATTCTGTCTAGTATGCAACAAAAAGAAACGAGCAGTTTTCGGTCCAACACCACGAATTTGTAAAAGATCTTCCAAAGAGCAATTGCGCAAATCAAGATTAAGAGAATCCAAAATAGCTTTGGTGAGTCTGTTATACTGACCGATACGAGAAGCAACAAGAGCATTGTGAATGCCGACTTCACCAAGGTTTTGTAGGTATTCAAATGGAAGGACATCTTTGTTTAAAAGTCGAGCGAGACATTTACTAGCGTAGTCGCTATTCTTTCCAGCAACAAACATGCTGAAAAGCCAAAACGATTGCAGTTCATAATCGTTACGATTGAAGTTGGTGATTTGAGTTGGGGTTATTGCTTGCATGCCCTTATACTAAATTAGTTTTTTATTAATTCTTTTTTAGAGTTTTTATAAACAAATATACCACAATGCAAAACAAAACCAATTTTATTATCTTATTGTTCTTCTGGTTGTTCTGCAGAAGATCCTTCAGAGTTTGGTTGCTCTGTAGTAAATTCTTCAACGTTTCCTTGAATTCCAAAAGATACTGTAATGTTTCCTTGTTCATCTTGATTTACTATTTTTTGATGTTGCAAACTTAACAAATCTTTTGAAAATGTTTTATCAATTTGCCATAATTGTTTGGCTGCCCAATTTAAATGTGGCGATGCCATCAACACGACTACAGAACCAAGTTCTGATGTTGTTAAGTTTTCTTCGACTATTGATACTGGGATTTCAATTACTTTTTCTTTTTTCATTATTTCGATTCTAATTGTTTGACTAATTCTTTTAGAAAAGTTTCATCTTTTATTGAATTCACTTTCCATACTGATTCTGATCCTCTGCCATATTTGCATAATTTATTTTCTGCAACCAACTCTCTCAATATATTATTAGCAGTTTGTGTGCTAATGTCAAGTTCTTCAGATACACGCGCAACAGTAATCAAAGGTGGTTCTACCATATTAATGATATGATTCTTCCTTGTTTGTGATATTGAAACTTTTGAGGTTTTTACTTTTTCCTCTGGTTCATACGCTCCCAAAAATGTATATCCAGATGATTCCATGATTGCTTTGTATTGTGCTGTTGGTCCGAATCTATTCTTGTAAACATTGATTATTCTATAATCTTTACCAAGTTCTTCGTCTTTGTCAATTTTCAAATTAACATCAACAGCATATGGTAAAGTAGTTCCGCCTTTCAGTTCTCCGCTTGTTGTCATTTGAACAATGAAAAGCAAAGCGCAATCGTATACTTTAGCTTTTTTAATCAATGTATTGACAAAATATTGAACCTTTTGTCTTGAATTCAAATCATTATCGGTTGTTAAACATTGAAAGCTATCAATCACCAAGAAATCCATATTCTTCATATGCTGTACGATTTCATCTACATTTGTGATTGTGGCAATTTTTAAATTTTTAACATTCAAACGCTTCGCATTGTATGCGATTTGTCTAATATCTTCTTCTCCAGATGTATAACCAACCTTGTATCCCTTGGTTGTTAACTTTTCTGAAAGAATTAAAGAAAATACACTTTTACCAGTTCCTGGTTTTGCTATTAAAGTCATCGTAGATCCTGGCAATATACCATCTCCGAATATAGAATCTAATTCATCATCGCCTGTTTTAATTCTATTAAAGTAACTACTTGGAATGGATACATCTCCAATACGAGTAAATTCAACATGTTCGTGATTTAATAACATGACGTTAGATTACTCTAGTTTTTTATTAATGAATCTTTATTCGAAATTCTTAATGAACCAATCAGAAATTTCCCAATGGAAGTCTTTTTCATTTTTGATAGATCCAGCCCTTACATAAATGTAACTTTCGGGATGTTCCCCATCGTAATCGCTCCAAACTTCAATAACATCATCATCATTCATGATGAAATAATAATTGTTGATTTCCGCTTCGTATTTACCTTTGCTCATAGTCTTGTTATTACTTGTTTAACTGCATTTTTAAATTTATATGTTGCTACATTATTAGGCACATTTTTCCAATTTGTGATTATCTCTGCAAAAAATTCATCGGGATTACTTACAGAATAAGCAGATGGCCATTTCATAAGTTTGGCTATCTTTTCTCTTTGTAATTTGTAATCTTCTTTTTTAGAATCTTGCAATCTATATGTTTTTTTCTTTTTAATTCTTCTATGGTATTCGTCTAACATATCCACATACGCTTTTAATAATATTGGATATGATTGTTTTGGAATTAAATCAGCAATAAAGTGAGCATATTCATGCAACAAAAAATCTGGTCTATTGGTATAGTGTTGATCTAAATAAATCACTCCTCTGGAATAATAAGCAGGTACAATGTCTTTCGGATCATATGATATATTTTCGTTTTTTATATCTGTAATTACGATCTTTGGTCTTTTTAATGGTAAAATACCATAAACTTTTTTTAAAAATTCAGGAACTGTAACTTTTAATTGATCTATTACTCTTATTCTACTTGGAGTATTAAGAAATTTTTCATCTTTTTTGATATTGATTTCAATACCTTGATGACTTAATTCATCAACGCCACGTATGACAAATTTAATATAGTTTCTTTTTGATACCGTTGGTTTTAATATACGCTCTCTTAATTTTTCTTCGGTTTGTTTTAAAAATCTATCAGCAGATTCTGGATTTCTTAATTTTAATAATTTATAAGTATCTTGAACTTTTTGCTGTTTTAATTTTTTAGAAAGTTCTCTCTTAAACACAGATTGTTTTGAAAGAGTTTTAAGCTCTTTCAATTCCTGCTTTCTAAGAGGGTTTTTTTCTCTTTTTTCAAAGAAAATATCGAAACTGTCCACTGTAATATTTAACTTGCTACGATAGTTTTTCCAAGGGTGGATACATGAGCCATTCCATTATCAACTCTGACTTGTTCAACCGAATAAGGTTGAATGCCATTACATTCATCTAATCCAACAATACTAAAGCCATTCTGCCAATTAGGAGCAGATGCATAGACAGGCTTAAGATCACATGCACAAGCGTTCTCCCAAGCATAAACCTGTGTATCTGGACGCTTACCAATACCAGGAATTCTTTGCGCTGTAGCGCCAAATCTATGGGTATGGTTATGCATCAATGAGATGTTAAACTTATCAAGCATACCTCTAGCTGAATATCCACCATTCTTACGAACAACATCACCATGCATGATAACAAAGTCATCAGTCAAATTAACATAATCTACCAGATTTACATGTTTATTATATTCACCTAAAAATATTTCTTCATATGAGAGTCTTTCTCTAATTTCTGGTAAACATCCAAGTTCACCGATTCTTTCAGATAGATAGCGCCACCAACGACCATTAACATCGTTACCGCTATGATTAGCATTTACTTCATAAATTGTAGTATCTTCTGGTGATAAACTTATAAGTTCCTTTAAGAAAGATTGATACGCTACTCTTTCATCAAGCAATGAATATTGATGACGAATGTCTTTTGAATAACGAGACACTGCAAAAAGATCAAGAGTGTCGCCATTTAAAACAATAGTTTTCGGTCTTAATTCTGCGACTACTTCAAAAAACACATCAAGTGTTTTTGGGCAGTGTTTTGGAAAATGCATATCTCCAATAACCAATGCATAATTTTCAGATGACTTACTGTATGCTGTGGATTGTGGAACTGTTACATTGATGGGAGCTAATTGTTCCAAGAAAGAAAATACCTCATCTTCTGTCTTTTTAAATCTTGTTGGTTTTTCTCTTTGAAGATTCTCATTTATATGTCCTTGAACTTCATTATCACTACCTGACTCGAAATTGAAAAAGTCGGTATCATAATTTGATTGAGATTGTTTTTCATAAGCTTTGACCCAATCAAAAGCTGTTGAACGAGGAACGCCAAAGGTTCTTTGAATTTCATTAAATGACATTCCGTCTCGTTTGGCTTGGATTACTTGTTGTTTTATATTCATGCTTGTTGTTTGTTAAAAAATTCTTTAAATGATTGTTTAAATTTATTTATATCTTCTTGAGTAGCAGTTTCTAATTCTCTTTCTGCTTCTTCATATGTATCATGATTTGAAACAAAGTCAACTTTACCATTTCCAACATTATAAAGAATGTCATAGGTATTATCATCAGATCGTCTAACAATTCTAAATCTACTTTTTCGAGGAATCATATGAATTATTTATTGAGGTGACATCAACATACTTTAATCCAAATCCGCAATCGTCTACGAGATAGTTTATTGCTTTGTAAGCATCGGTTGGAAAAAATCCAATTTTTGGGTAGAGTACATACAGGTCATTTGAAACATTTATGTTATGTTCCTTTAGTAAAGTTATAGCTTCTTCTTTGTTTTTGAAGTTCACTTATCTGACTATTTAACCAATATAATTTGATATTAGTTAAGCCATGTGAATCTTTTTTTAAAATTCAGTTTTCCAATTAAGTTTAGAAGATTTGCAAGAAATATTAATATCATCACGATCTTCAAGATCACTGATGTCATATTCTATCTCATCAAGCCATTCATTATATTCACAAGTTTCGAATACTTCTTTTATAATAGTTTCATCAAAAGTTTGATGGAAAAGTATTGTTTTGAATGTTTCAATCCAATCTTCAATATTGGCATCTGGACCGAGTGTCAAATGAATGGTTTTATCTGGACGAAATCCACCTTCGATAGTTATTTTAATTGGTTCTGTTTTCATATAATTCATAATATTAAAATTTCCAAGCTTGTATTGTATGTTTAAATGGTTCACCTTCAATATTTTTTACAAGTTCAAGCATCTTCTCAGCAATCTCTCTAATTTCTTTTTGTGCATGCTCAGAGTTACGAAGCTTCAAAAAGTTTGCAAAACTTCTCATATTAAATTGTACATCAGCTTGAATTTGAGAATTGTAAGTTTTAAAAAATCGTGCGCTTTCTTTTGCACGTTTACGACCAAGAATGGGTGTAAGTTCCTCTAGACACTGATGATAATACTTATTGCCCATTTTTGTATACTCTTCAAGAACTCCTGCCCAACTATAAACAGATATAGATTCATGTGAATTGCCAGCACAACCATCTTCATCTGCATTGTCTAATGCAATCCAATCAGTAGGAATGTAATACTTATCATCATTCAATTCTTTGTATCGGGCTGATTCAGCATTAATACTAGCAATGCGATGCTTGAGCAGGTGAATATGAGCGCTAACATCGGTATCAACAAGAAAATGCACACTACCTTTTTCAAAGGGTGTTTCGTGACCGTTAGACCAGAGCATGTCGATGAGTTTAGGAATGCGCGATTTCTTTTCATCATTTAATTCTCTTGATGTGCTTGTCCATGCACTACATGCAATAATTTCGTCTGAACCATAATGTCCAATTAGTTCTACTTTATTTATCATAATATTAGTAATCTTTTTTGTATTCAAGATTTTGAATTTCTGCTAAATGATCAACGAGATTTGCTAATTCTTGGTCATTTAGAATAGTCATATCAGTGTAAGGTTTTCCTCTTAAAGTCATCCACGCTTGTTTGATTCTGAAAAGAAAACCAATAGAAATATCATATTGAAAATGAGCGAACTCTGTTCCAAAATCTGGATCATGACTCACATAAAGTCCCCCATGTCCGCAATCGCATTTAAAAAATTTACCATTCATATGTGTTTTTATATTCTAGTTTTTTATTTGTCATCGTCGTATTTTTCAAAAATAATAAGAGCGGCAATTGCAAAAATAATCATTGAAACGCTGTATAAAATAATTGATATTTCACTCATCATAATCGTATCCTATTTTATGAGTCTCGATCCAGCGATAATTTCTTTTATCACCTACACGCTCAATAGTCATATGACCATTTTCATATGCTTCACGATGTGTTTCATTAACACCCATCCAAAAACCAGCAATCATACACAAAGCTGTATGAATGACCAATAAAATTACAACGATAATATTCATAATTTAAGAATTCATTACCTTCAATAAATCTCTTCTATTTTCAACAGAAAATTCTTCATCACCAATCTTTACTTGCATTCCTCTTTCTCCCATATCATTATCATAAATATACCACATAATCCAACCATCTGGATCAACAATATCTACTGTATCTTCAAATGCTTTCCAAACTGTATTGTAAAATGAACCATTAATATCCATAAACCCCGCATCATGTGCTTTGTCCATTACTTTTTTCAAAGCAATATATGAATCTAAAATTTTATTTAGTTCTTCAATAGTAAGTTGTTTGTTCATCTTATTTCTTTGATTTCTAGTTCGTCTAATATTGTACTCACACATCCATCAAAGTCAACTACAGAATACTGATGAAAATGACCGCAATAGTGACGAGATGCTCCACAAAGTTTGATTAACACATCATGATCTTTGCGTTCTTGTAAACACTCATCCCAAAGTGTTTCATCACGATCACACCAACTAGAAATTCCATCTTTGTCAAATGAACCACTCCATGTAGGTGCGCTATGTGTTACAAGTATATCACAACGCTTTATTTTAGAATGATCTAAAACAAACTTTTCATCTTTCCAGTATGAGATACCTTCTGTTCGCATACGACGATCAACGCTAACTGCCCCACCAACAAAACCAAACTTTTTGTCGTTTAGCGTTAGATAAGTATAATCGGACAATAGTTTAAAATTACTCATGCTTACTCTTCCATCAAAATAAGATGGATCATCATGATTGCCACGAATGCCAATAAAGTCAATGCCCTTGCCACCAAAAAAACTATTGATATAGTCAAACTGACGAGATTGTTGTTTGTCAAGTTTAAATCCAATACCCAAATCGCCCACACCAATCAGTGTGAAGTTACGAATTTCTGATGCTTTAATTTTTAAGAAAAGCTGATCCCATTTGCCATGGATGTCTCCTACTATATAAATTGGTTTGTTCATAATTGACTGCATATTTTCTCGTGTCTTTTTTTAAGTTTGTCGTTATAGTTATTAGGATCTAAGTAAAAATCTAATGAATGCAATTGTGTTGATGAAAGTTTTCTAAGAGCTGGAGAGTATGGAGATTTACTATTTTTAGTCCATGATCTTAATTTTTCAACAGTATGATAAAAGAATAGATAGCAGTTTGCGCCTCGTGTGTAGTTATCGACATCAATATCAAGTTTATATTTTTTGATAGTTTGAAGTGCAATACACTCACAATGCCATTCCAATTCTATAGCATCCTTTACTGCCTGAGATACTATCTTTTTAGAGTATCTCTTACCATCAAGCCAGTTGAACAAAATGTCACATCCTTTCACTTTTGAATTAAAGAATTTACGATGATGTTTCCATTGTAAGTAATGAGAATATTCATGCACAAATATTTCAAATGCACAGTCGCGTTTCATTGCGACTACAAATTCTTTTTGATCTTTATTATCATCAAACCAACCACCATATTTACCATCTATAGCTCTTGTCATAATAAGCTTTATTGAAAAGCCGTCATCGAGCAATTCATTTACTGCTTTTGCTATAAAGGTATTTTTATCCATATTCTAAGAATGGTTTTATTCTTGTATATTACTTAAATATTCTGCGTAATAGACCCTATTATAATTACGTTTTCTAGAGTTTTCTGTTTCTTGTGCAATTTTTAGTGGTTCAGTAATATACTCACGTACTCTAAAACTTCCAACATTATCATAGGTCCATAGCATATTTTTTCCAATTGGATACATATACGCTACTACCGCATGACCATAATCCTTTCCATCAATATTACTCTTATAACGATAAAGAAGAACCTCACTCCATTTTACTTTTTTACCAAGTGATTCTTTAAATGTGATAGCAGTTGGCAAGCATGAATTTGGCATTGATTGCATCACTTTCCATTCTGGGTTTTGAGGAGTACGTGTAAATATTTCGCATGAAGCTAATAAACAAGTGAAAGTAATTATTAATATTGTTTTCATAATTTTATATATCTATATATCTTCTTTACACGGTTTATAACCTGCTTTCTGCGCTTCCTCATCACACAATGTAGTATACCACGATCCGCGCTTGCATAGTTGTCCACACTTTCCAGTATATTGGCAAGTAAGTGAAGAAAGATGTTCGGCATAACGAACCATACCTTTTACAACATCATTGCCACCATCATAATAGACACGTAGAGTGCCAAACTTTTCTTTGTATTGAGCAATCGTTACAGAAGGTGGAGAGACTCCAATATAAAGATCTAGACGATTAAAAAGAATTTTATCAATTGTACTTACAATATTACGAATACGTGCAGCAAAAGTTTTGTTAATTTTCTCTCTCTCTTCATTACTTGGAGAAGCAAACTTTGCACCTTTGGGCAGTCGCTTTTCAAAATCTCTATATGGATTGAACTTTCTATAAATTGGATCTCTTACATATTTCCAATATAGTTGACGAAACTTTAGACGAAGCCTTTGCTTAGGATTAATTTCAGTATGCTTATGGTGCGACACATAGTCATCAATACACCCAAACAATGAATCGACAATGCTCATCCATCCAATTGGACAATCATTCCAACAACGTTGACTTTGTGGCAATAACTCTCCATTCTCATTAGTTGGAAACAAACGAGGATATTTTTTAAAGAGATACTCTTCAAATATATCACCATCCTCTATTTCACTTAGAATATGTTCTTTTAATTCTTCTACTGATTTATATTTCATATTTGTATGTTTATCACATGGACCGTCATTATAGCCATGACTTGCTAAAGCATCGCACTCTAGACAACTTTGGATGTTCATGTCCACATTTTTTGATAGTGTTTGATGATAGTCTTCATAGCCCACATATCTTTTTCTTCAATTAGTGCTTCAAGACGATGAGTCTTAGCATATGCTTCTTTATATGGCATACCATAAAGCTCTTCACAGCTTTTCATTGTACAGCTTCCATCTTTATTCTCAACAAAAATATCATTTATTGCTTTTGAACTTGGTGTTGGATAAGAATTCTCATGTTGTTTTTCAAGTTCGGGACGTTCAGTTTTAATATAATTATAAACCTCACGAAGTTCATTATCAGTGTTTTTAACACTATCAACATACTCTTGCGAGATATATCCTTTTTCAAGATCTTCAGTCCAATCAATGTGATCTTGAAGACCTTTTTCGTCTTCTACATAGTGTGTGAGACAAGTAAAAAGTAAGTGCGGAATAAGAGCAGTCTTGTCACACCATGTGTTAGGAATAGTTTTTGTCAACCATTTCTGACGTGGATTAAACCATGCTTTGATTTGGTATTTGATATCGCTCCAATAAAAGCTGTTAAACAGCAGCGAAGGATGTTTAAAAACTCTCCAAGGATTGGGACTGTATGTATCAATAATCATAGCCTAATTATACACTAAAACTCGAAAAATGTACACAAGTTTTTTTAATTCCATTTGCGATGTTTCTCAGCTACCCATTCAACTCCATCATACTCAGCAATTTCCCACTCAACATCATCTGGAATTTCGACAATTTTTAACTCGGAGAATTTTCCCCATGACTCATGTTCTAATTCTTCAATAACTGCTACTAAATTTTCGTCATTTCTAGGTATTGCCCAAGCATACAATGGAAAGTCAGATGTCATTTCAACTTTTTCCTTATATAGCGCCAAGCCCATTTCAGAAAGGTCAAATCCTCCATGACACTCGTTAATTGCAATCTTCATATGTTTTAAAATTCTTGTTTCCAATTATTTTGTTTAAAAGATCGGTATGTAATATTTTCATCTATGCTACAATTGTCGTTATCAGCGTCATAACATGATTCGTCATAATCTCTATCAAACAATTCTTTTATCGTATCTTCTGCAAATGTCTGATGAATAAGAATAGTCTTGAATGTCTCAATCCATTCTTCTATCGTAGCATGTGGATGCATCGTAAGTTGAAGAGTCCTGTCTGGAGACAGACCACCTTCAACACTAATCTTAATAGGCTCTTGTTTATCGTAGTTCATAGTATTATATATTGTTTATAGTTTGATCTGGATTTTGTATAAGAAACAAATAGTCTGCAAGATCTGCAATCTGTTGGTCATTCAAGATGATCATATCAGTGTATGGTCGTCCACACAGCGTTCGCCAAGCAAGACGTATTCTATTCCACCACGATCGTGAAACACAACGTTCAAACATTGCAAACTCTAAACCCCAATCTGGATCATACTCCATATAGAGCACACCACAATGGCATTCACATCTAAAATATTTACCTTCCATAATTTAAGATTTAAGTGCGATTATAATTGCAGCAATAATAAATGCTATCACCCAAATTATAATTTTATTTTGTTTGGTGTCAGCATCCAAATTTTTTAATTTCTGCTCTAAATTTTCTAATTTGTTTAGTGCACGATCTGATGCCTCTTCAATTTTTTCTAGTTTTATTTTCATATTAATATTCTTCTTTCCAAGTATCGTGTAGATTATGCCTTAGCATACGATGAGATGCAAGCAAAAAGTTAATCGGATCTTGAACGCCAATGTCTCCATTGTTACATTCATCAACAATATATGCTGTTACCGCTTCTTCTAGTGCAAAGAGACGATGCGCTTCATTAACATAGCGAGTAATTTTATCTGGCAGTGCTGAGTAAGACAGATCTTCACCAGCGATTGGAATACGCTCGTAGATATCAAATAATAGTTGTCGCACTTCTGCTTCAGTGAGGTCAGACACAAATTGAATCTCTTTCATAATATCATTTATATTTTGACCAACAAATTAATACTATAGACTGAAGTATAATACCGCTTATACAATTAATTAACAACCACACTCCGTATGGACCAGTTAGTGTGTATATGAGTCCAGAGACAGCACATAGCAATCCAATACAAATACTATGTGGTGAAAGATCTGATGCATGTTTTGTTTTAAGCACTTTAAAAATTTGTGGTAAAGCTGCAGTCATACAGCAAATTGACATAATTGCTCCAGAACATTCTCTAACAATGTCAATTGTAGTTTTCATCTCTGAACAGTCTATCAATTTTTTCTAAGTTGTCAATCATCGAATCTTGCGACATTGTAATGTTTCGTGCAATATACATGCGATTACAAATGTCTTTGAGAATCATAAGTTGATCCAAAGAATTGTATTTGTCGATTCGCTTTAAATCTGCTTTATCAGGAATAGTTGTCATAATTATATTTTATTGTTTTTTCCAGACTCAACGTTTACTTTTAGGCTTTTTAGATTCCAAATATGCTTCGTAGTCTCTCTCGGCTTGGCAACCGTGTGGTCCTCTACAAGCACTTCTCAAAACTCCATATTTTAAACACGAGCATTCATAAGTGACTTTAGGTTTTTTATTCATATTTTACCAGTGTCGTATTGTATTTGCCATAATAAAAAAGCAGGTAATCAAATTCACAATCCAAAAAATTGTTCTTACTATTGCAGCAGCATCAGATTCACGATCATCGTCGCTAATCTTTGATCCCATTGCTTTAGCCCATATTCTCCAAAGCTTCATATTAGCAAAGATTTCTCAATCCGTCTTGTTTAATTTCTTTTAATTCTTCCAGCAGTTGCTGAGCTTTCTTTTCCAATGCTTCACGACAATAGTTGTATGAACCATCTGGTCGTTTACCATTCGACACAAGCTCGACAAAATTCCGTAATTTCTCATACTCGATGAGAGAGTAAATTTCAGTTGGACTTAGCTGTTGCATAAGCTCATTATACCACAGTTCCTTCGGTTTGTAAACAACTAAATGTATTTTAATTTAAATTTTCCATCAGGATAAATCTCGACATAAGAACAGCGATGCTCGCAAAATGAGCCAGAATTTATATAGGTGCAAGAATCGATTTTTCTTACTTCTGCATAGTGGGTGTGACCAGCAAGAAGCACATCATATTTTTTGCCGTGTTTCTCGACGAATTTTTTACAAACTATATTTTTTGCTTCAATCCAAGATTTGCTCAATCGTTTTAAAAACCTTGAACATCTATGTGTCCTATCAAACTTTTGTATCCAATAGTATATACCAGTAAAAAACCATGTTAAAAATGGTCGGTGTTTTATCCAATGATCATACTTGTCACCATGTTCAAAAAAGAATCTTTTGTTATTGATTGTGGTTGTATAGTTTTCTAGCAGTTCCATTCCAGTAATCGCACTTAAAAAGTCTGCGTTGCTGTCATGATTGCCTTTAACTAAAATAACATTGTGTGTTTTTGAGAGTTTGCGAATCTTTCCAAGAATTTTCCAATCACGCTTGTCATAGCGTTTGAATGAATAGTTATCAAATAGGTCGCCGTTGATTAGTAGTGTGTTAAAATCAAGCGAAAGAACTTCTAATACCTTTTCTTTTTGACTTACTGAAGTTCCAAGATGAATATCGCTAACTACTAAAATTTCAATCACTGCACGATATATTTTAACTATTAACAAATCAGACCTTTTTTACTATTTTCACCGTGACCAATTGGATCAGCTCCAACCCAACGTTCGTCGACTGGTTCATCTGCTCTCTGATATCGGGTGTCAGTTGAAAGTCTAATATTTCGAGTTTGATTGTCTATGCTACCATGAATTGTATTCATCTTGAAGGTAAGAAGATCTCCCATTTCAAATTGTGATGTTAACCATCTGCAATTAAATTTTTGTTGCAGTGAATGAGGATTGTTTGTAAGCGCTCCATCATGCTTCCATCCATCTCTGTTTGGAATATTTTCACAATAGGTGTCAACATCTGATTCAAGATATTTTTTAATACGATCTGATTGAAGATGAGACTTTTCTAAAATCATTAACCCGCCCATCTCAAGCGATACATCGCCATATGGAATCCATGCAGTATAAAGATCGTGTGTACCTCTGCCCATATACACGATATCGCAATGAGGTGCAGTGCCATGCCCTTGACCCATTGTGCGCAACCAGATATAATCAAAATGACGAATATCACCTCCGAGGAAATTTGTATAAAATTCTTTAATTTCTGGACCAAATACAACTCTATTGAGAGCAGGTTGATTTTTCCATGACTCGCTATCAAATTTTGGATGCACTCCCTCTTTTAATACTCCATCCATTAGTGGGTATGCTGAATCAAAAATATCCTTTTCACTAAGAGTTTGCAGCAGTGCATTTCTTGCGTCTTCAATTAGTTCACGCGAAAAGAAGTTTTTAATATACAAATAACCATTTGTATCCATAAATTCTCTTAAAGCGCCAACGTCATTTTTGTGCTTTGAACAATCTTGCAACCATCCAAAAGATTGTTCATCACTCTCCAACTCGTGTCCTAGTGATTTTAATTTCATAGCATTATTTATTATAATTCCCAAGTTTGCGTGCTTACAGTATCACCGCATTGATCGCAGGACTCGTCATCATAGTGCCAACTGTCTGGTTGAAAGCATTTAATTAAATCGTCGAGTTGTACCGTGCATTGTTTGCGTTCTTCTTTGAATCGCTCGCAAAGATAATCAATAAGCTCATCAATTTCTTTTTCCGTAAAGTCGTATCGTGGATCTTCTCCACCAACAAATTTACCGTTGATTTCTGTATAGAATGCAGTGCATCCTTCACTGATTGTAATTTTATATTTCACAGTCTTGCTTTGATAAACTCTACAACATCTTCAAAGAAATATTCGTCATCATCATTCAAGCCATAATACTCTCTTGTTTGATAGTAGTTTTTAGTGACGATGCCCATCATGTCCATCTTGTTG